AATTAATTCTAAAGAAAAAAATAAATTATATAAACCTAGTTTAGATAGGATAGATAATTCAAAAGGTTATATCGAGGGGAATGTAATGTGGATATCATGGAAAGCAAACACCATGAAATCTAATGCTACAAAAAAAGAATTAAAAATGTTTGCGGATTGGGTGATGAATGAATAAATACAGTAAAATCAATGAGTTAATACAAAAGGCAACACAAGAAGAACCTTTTGATAGTTTTTATGAATGGGATAGTTTTGATAAAATTTATGATTTTCCTGTTTATAGATTACATATAGGTAGTAAAATTTTTGTTTGGAAGTTAGAAGAGGTAAACGATTATCATGATAAAGACCAATCTAAAAAAAAGGAATTAGTGGATAGTGTATTCGCTGAGTTGATTGCTTTACATAGTAAAAGATAATGCCTTATCATAATAAAAAACAAAAAGCAAGTGCCAAAATGTCACAGATAAAATCTTACACAGTAAGAAAAATAAAAAAAAAATATTTTTTTCTTGACATCTATAAAAATGTATGCATAATAAAATTATGATAATACAGAAAGGACTATATCATTATGACTAAGACAATAGAAATATCAGTAGAGAAAAAAGAAGTAGACCAACAATTAATTTCCCTCATTGATAAAAACATTGTTGATATTAGAAAAGCAGAAAATTCTAAGTCAACAATTAATTTAATGGATTATGTGGCTAATCATGTATATCCAAACTACAAAGATAAAGACAAGAACAAAGAGATAAAAGCAGTAAGAAAATATATCTTAGCAAGTTATCCTTTTGATGATACCTTAGGCATTAGTAGAAATGCTTACGATACTATGAATAGTAGAGTATCAAGGGGTAGTCAATTAGTTTTTCATAAGAAGATAAGTATAACAGATGATAAACTACAGGATAAAAAAGGTAATAGACTTATCATATCTAAAGTTGAGGATATGCATAATAAGTTTATAGATAAACCTACAAAAGAAAAACCTAGTATTCAAATAGAAGAAGGTGAAATAACTTCACCACCTACTATAGAAGAAAGTGATTTTAAACCTGTCAAAGATTATATTGAAATTAGTAGTGTTGATGAAAGGGTTGAAGAAACTATATCCTATCTAACATCATTAACAAATCTAACAGAAAGTGATTTCGATACTTTGATATCCGATAGAAATCTCAAAGAATACATAGAGGAAAACTTTAAACCTATTGAGCATAGACTATCAAAACTTTTAAAGATGTCTAAAAATAAAACTAAGAAAGTTGCTTAATCAATCTGAAGGACAGGGGTTTCATACCCCTGTTCTATTTATAGAAAGGAATAACAATGACAAAAGATGAACGAGCATACAAAATAACTGATAGAATATTTTGGATATTTATTGAGAACTCACATCCAAAAACTATTAGTGATTTTATAGAAGCAGACCCCGATAATACTAATGGCACAAGGAATACAGATAGAGGTAGAGAACTATTCGAAGAGTTAGAATCATTTGTGAAAGGAACATTATGAGTAATATACAAAACGATAAAATAAAAGAAGATATCATAGAAGAGGTTGAGGCAATGACAGTACACGACTTTCAAGATATTTTGGATAATAAAAAATTAGATGTACAAGTAGATGAATTAGATAGAGTTATTGATGAATTAGTAAATAAATTATTTGAAGAGAGGTCAGAATGATTGAACAATTAAAAGTAATACAATATGAATTAAGGACTACAGAAAAATATTTGTCTGGTATTATACAGAATGAATGGATGAAAGACCATCCTCATTTTATGTATAATGATAAACAAGCAATAAAAGATATAATTAAAAATCTTAGAAAAAGACAAAGAGTTTTAAATACAAAAATAAAAGGACTAGAGGGGAGTAAATAATGGCAACAGCAAGTGAACTACAAGAACAATTAAAGAAAGCAAAAAGAGAACTAAGAGAAGCGAGAGAAGAATCTAAGGAATTAAGAATTAGAGAACAATTATATTTAGAGAGGTTAGATAATTGGGCTGAGAAGAATCAATATTTAAATAATAAAATATCTAATATAACAATGGATGAGGTAGCACAAATGCAGAAAGCTAAAGCAGAGTATGTGGATAAGTATACAAAAGATTTAGAGGTGGCAGAAGCATTTGATAAACAATCACAGGTTAAACTAAATACTTTTGAAAAGAAAGAAGAGTAATGGCAGTCTATTACATAGATGAATATATACAATATGCTAAAGAGAAAGCAGACGAGGCCAAAAAGAAATGGGTCAATGGTGATGAATGGAATGATGAAGAATACGAAAAGCTACAATTCCTAGAAGCTAGTGTAGAGGCATTAATAGAAATGAGAAAACATGGACAATTATTTTATACTGATTTTTAACCCCATAGAAAGACACACGAGGGTCAATAAAGACCCCTTGTATGCGTCTTAGAATGGAAAAAAATCATCCATTATTTCAGTTTTGTGTGCCTTTCGGTCTTAACTTGGTCGAAAGCCCACTGCCTGTCATCAGGTCTAAATTCGACTTCGACAAACTTTCTGATACTGTCTTCATCAGTAGTATACTTATGAAACATATTAAGAAAAAAGTTGATAGATTTTTGAGTATTACTAAAAACATTCATAATTTCACCCCCTGTCATTATATAAATTATAATGTTGTTTTAGAGAAATGAAAGTGTTATTTCAACAAAGCAGATGTGACATTATGGTACATTTTTTACTTGACAAACTAAATATAATATGTTTAGTATAATTAAAATGAAAACAGATAAACAAAAAAGACTAGATAAAAAAAGAATAATACAAAAGAAAAGATATAGTATAATAAAAAAAAGAATGAAAGGAAGATGTAAATGAAACAAAAAAGAAAAATAGAATGTCCTGAATGTAGTGGTGAGGGTAAGATACCTATATGCCCTGAACCTAGATATGATGAATGGGAAGAGTGTTTTGTTTGTGAAGGGCATGGTAGTTGGTTAGAAGATATTAACTTTGAAGATGACAAATATATAATTGATGATGAGTATTTAGAAACAATGAAAAAAGATATTGAAGATACTCTCATTGAACAAGTTAGAAAAGAAAGGATATTATAATGGAAAGAAAAAAGTATGTGGTTTATGTTACAGAAACTGTCACTAAGAAATATTTTGTAGACGCAGAAAATGGTGAGGAAGCAAAGGAAAAGTATCTATTAGAGGGGTTAACATCACCTTTATATGTTACAGAAGTTGATAGAGAAATAACTTATGTATCATTGGCTAATGAAAATAACTTCTAAATTTCGCATGTGTGTAGTAGATATATATCCCCCCAAGGACAACCATATGTTATCATACTTATGCAAATTTGTCAAGCATAATTTTTTTGTTGACATGCTTTTAAAAAAGTGTATACTGTAAATTGTAATGGAATATCAATACCAATTAAAAGCAATCCAAACTCTTAATGTAGAAAAGGGTGGTAGCTACAGAGGTGATTGCTTGTTCTGTTTAAATAGAAACACACTATCAGTTAGAAATGAAAATGGTAAGTTGGTGTGGAACTGTTTTCATTCTAGTTGTGAGGCAAAAGGTATGTCTAACAATGGTGTGACTGTGGATGATTTAGAAACTTTTATGGACAGTAGGGATGTTTCGGTTTTTTCTACCCCTACTGAATTTAATATCCCAAAAGAGTTTGTGACCATTTATGGTAATAATAAAGCTAGACAATACATTGATAAGTATGAGTTGCAAAATACTGATGCAAGATTAATGTATGATGTTAAGCAAAACAGGATAGTTTTTCTCATAGAGGATTATGGGAAAATCGTTGGTGCGGTTGGGCGTGGGTTGGCTGATGACATAATCCCTAAGTGGTATAAATATAATACCTGTCATTTACCTTTCGTGGTAGGTACAAATAAATATATCGGGATTGTAGTAGAGGATTGTGTCTCAGCCTGTAAAGTAGCCATGGCTAATCTAACAGGTATTGCTATTATGGGTACGAGTTTAAAGCAAGAATTTATATCACCAATAGCTAGTATTGTAGACAGATGTTTTGTTTGCCTAGACAAAGATGCAACAGAAAAAAGTTTTAAGATTAAAGATGCCTTGTCTTATCATGTTCCTACTTATGTAGAAATGATAGATAAAGATTTAAAGAATTATAGTGTAGAAGAATTAAAGAAATGGAGTGTAGATATATGCAAGACTTTAAAGCCTTAATAATTTCAATACTTATAGTAACTGCTTTTATATTTTACTTAGTATTAAATTTACCTAACGCCTATGTTTAATAATATAATATTAGAAAGACACTACAAGAAAGGTAGTAGAGGTGGCAGATTTAAAATATCTGAGAAGAATAAAAAGTTTTGGGAAACTTGGGACACGCCTGTAAATACTATGGAAAAACAATTAAATCCTGATGCCTATGAGAATAGACATAGAAACAGTTTGGTGGATAAGATTGATTTAAGCTATGTACAAGCTAAAGATTATGAGATGAAAGTTTTTGACTGCGACAGGGCAACAAAAAAAATGTATGAAGAATATTACAAAACACACAAGTATGAATAGAAAGGAAACGAATGAGATTATTTGACAGAGAAAAAAATAGATATGTAGTAGATATTATGGGAGTGGCTACGATAGTAGGTATAGGGTGTGAGAGGTATGATGATATATATAATAAAGCTACAATAATGTATAGCCTTACCTATCACAATAAAGCATTAGAAGATTTAGGGGATGATGATACCATTAGTTTTGAAGACAATAAAAGATGTAAGACTAGCGGGGTTAGTATTGTGACAGGCAAAAGAAAAAAAGAATATCAATTACCTTTTAGTGAAACAGGTTATCGTTCAGACTTTACAAACATAGTAGACTATGACCCTGAAATTAGTTTTGAAGAAGTAATAAAAGATTCAGCTAGGTGTTTACTAAAACAAAATGGAGTACATAGAGATAAATATTTTGATTCAGAATCCTTTGAAGACAAGCCTATAGTTAGTGTTGTGAGTAAGATATGAGATTAATATTTTTATTGACATTTGTCATTAGTTCCTGTGCACTATCCTTTAATAGAGAAAAACCAAAAGACAAAATAGTTATTGAAGAGTTAGAGCCTATTCAAAATACAAAGATAGATTGTGAACAAGAAGCATTGACCCAATTAGAAATTACAAAATGCAAAATGGAAGCAAGACTATTAGAGTTAGAATATTAAATCTTACATGTGTAAGATAGAAAGGTTATTATGGAAGACGGGAACTTAAAATTATATGTATTAAAAATAATTTTAAAGAAAACAATATTTGATAGAGTAAGAAAAATTGTATCAGATTCTTTTTTTAGTAATGGTGGTAGAGATATATACAAAGCCATATCTAAAATATACGAAGACAATCCTGGGATAGAAGAAATAAGCATTAGTGATTTAAGAATAAGTTATTTTGAAACTTACTTTGCTAATCAAAGTTTTCAATCAGAAAAAAACATCAAAGAATTAATTAGTAGGATAGAACGTATTCAAGACATGAATGAAAGTGTTGTAGAAAATGCTATCAAGAGTATGTACAAATCCGCAAAAGCAGATGAGATGTCAAGGCTATGTATATCTATAGGTAATAATCCTAGCGAACATTCTTTTAAAGAAGTACAAAGATTTTTAGAAACTATTGATGAAGAATATTTTGATAGTGTAGATGATACTTCTGTTACTAGGGATGTTGATGAGATAATAGAAGCAGTCAATCAACAAAGAGAGTTTAAGTTTAATATACATGCATTAGATAATGCTACAGACGGCATAGGTAGAGGAAACTTTATGATTGTTTTTGCTAGACCTGAGAGTGGCAAGACTGCTTTTTGGGTAAGCATGGTGGCAAGTCAAGGTGGATTTGCATGGCAAAAAAAGAATGTACATATTTTTTGTAATGAAGAACCTGCGATTAGAACTCAAATGAGAATGTTAAATGCGTGTAGTAATCTTAATAAAAAACAAATATTAAATGGTAGTAGACAATTAGCAAAAGATAGATGGAATGAGATACAATCATATATATATACTCACGATAGTGTTGATATGAATATGGAAGACTTAAACACATATTGTAAAGAGCATGATGTAGATATATTAATTATAGACCAATTAGATAAAGTTAATATCACAGGCAAGTATAATTCTTCTCATGAAAAACTAGGTGAAGTATATAGACAGGCTAGAGAGATTGCTAAAAGACATGATGTATTAGTTGTAGGTTTATCTCAAGCTTCAGCCGAGGCACATGGTAGAGAGAGATTAAGTTTTAATGTTATGGCAAACTCCAAGACAGGCAAAGCTGCTGAAGCAGATGTTATCATAGGTATAGGAAAATTAGACGAGGGTGAAGAAAATCCTAATGAAGCATGTGTACGACAAATAACAATCTCAAAGAATAAACTGACAGGAGACCACGGGGAGTTCCAAGTACAATTAGTTCCCACCTTATCTCAATTCACTTCATTTACATAGAAAGGATATTAAGTGATAACAACATTAGACATAGAAACAACAGTAAGTAAAGAGGGAGACCCTTCACCTTTTAACTATGAGAATAGATTAGTAAGTATTGGTATTAATGATGACTACTATTTCTTTTATCACAAAGATGTAAAAGATGTAGAGAAGATAAAAGAAAATAAAAACAAAGTTCAAAAGATATTAGATGAATCTACTTTAATCATAGGTCATAATTTAAAGTTTGATATGTCATGGATGTATGAGTTTGGGTTTACTTATAATGGTAAACTTTATGATACTATGTTAGCAGAATATATTATTATGAGAGGTCACAAAGATAAATCTTTATCCTTAAAAGAATGTTGTAGAAGACATAACATTAGTTTAAAATCTGATATACTAGCTACCTATATGGATGAAGGCTATGGTATTGATGAGATTCCATTAGAACATTTAGAAACTTATGGAAGACAAGATGTTAAGATTACAAAAGAGTTATATCTTACACAAGTAAGATTTTATAATCTACATGCTAACAAAGGATTACTTCCTACTAGAGATTTGATGAATGATTTTCTACAGGTTTTAATTTCTATGGAATGTAATGGAAACTATATTAACTTAGAAGATTTAAATGGTGTTGAGAAAGAACTAACACAAGAATATTATAAGTTAAAACATAAGATAGAAAAAATTATTGCACAAGTTATGGGTGATACTAAAATAAACTTATCTTCTACAGAAGATTTATCTAAGGTTATCTACTCAAGAAAAGTACAGGACAAAAGTATTTGGACTAGCATGTTTAATATTGGTATAGATAAAAGAACAAAGAGAGCAAAGAGAAGACCTAGAATAAATGACAGAGCATTTCATGAGTTAGTAAATAAGTATACAGACCCTGTGTTTAAAACAATAGCACAACAATGTACTGAGTGTCATGGTGTTGGTCACATAAGAAGAATAAAAAAAGATGGTAGTCCTTTTTCTAAAATGTCTAAGTGTTCTAAATGTAATGGACAAGGTATGCTATTTATTGATACAGAAGCTAGGGCAGGATTTAATTGGAAAGCTAACAGTGTTCAAGATACAGCACAAGGTGGTTTTAAAACAGACAAAGAAACTTTAAATAGAATTGCAGTATACGCAGAGGGTTCTTTAAAAGAGTTTATAGATTGCATTGTAAGGTTTGGTGCATTAGAAACTTATCTTAATACTTTTATAACAGGCATAAGAGATAATACTAATCACGATAATATACTACATCCTTCTTTTAATCAACACATAACTGCTACAGGAAGACTATCAAGTTCTAAGCCTAACTTTCAAAATATGCCTAGAGGTGATAAGTTCCCTGTAAAAAGAGTTATACAGTCTAGGTGGGAGAATGGCCAAATATTAGAAGTAGATTTTGCACAATTAGAATTTAGGACTGCAGTATTTTTGGCACAAGATGAACAAGGTATGCAAGATATAGCAGACGGAATAGATGTTCATCAATACACTGCAGATATTATAGGTTGCGATAGGCAAACTGCCAAAGCACATACATTCAAACCTCTATATGGAGGAATGATGGGCAAGAAAAAAGAAAGGGAGTACTATGAAAAGTTTTTAAAGAAGTATAAACAAATTGCAGAGTGGCATAAATATTTACAAGATAGGGCGTACAAAACAAATATGGTTAAGCTACCGAGTGGTAGAGAATATTATTTTCCTAATGTGTATAGAAGAAAAGACGGCTCTACTACACAAGCTACAGCTATAAAAAACTATCCTGTTCAAGGTTTTGCTACTGCTGATATAGTTCCTATAGCATGTATAAATGTTTGGGAATTGCTACGAAAAAGAAACTTAAAAAGTTTAATCATAAATACTGTACATGATTCGGTTATACTAGATGTTCATCCTGATGAGATACATCATGCGATTAGTATAATCAAGACAGGATTTTCCAATGTAAAGGACCAACTACTACATAGGTATGACTGCGAGTTAAATGTACCTTTAGATTTTGAAATAAAAAAAGGTATAAATTGGCTTGACTTATCCACAGTTATATGATATAATACGTTTATAAAAAGGAGGCATTATATGTCAAACGAACTAATAGCGGATATAGATACTATGTCCAACGATAAATTGATGGCAATGATAGGGCAAGACATCGACACAGGTGGCTCTTCTCTCTCTAGGTTATCAATTAATTATGATACCGAAGACAGTGAAGGTAATCTGATAAAACGAGGTCTATATAAAATAGACAGTCAGAAACACGGACTTGTCTTTGCAGAGAAGGTATCTTTCAGACCTTTTCTAAATACCTTTCAGTATAATAAATACGATGAGGAAGACGAACACAACAATTATAAATCTGTTATGTTTACAAGTTGGTCAGACGCAAAGCCTGACTCTAATGGAACTGATGCTTGTGGTAATGTACCTAAAGCATTAAGAGAAGACCTAGACCCTGCATCTAAGATTCAACAAGAAAAAGTTACTTGTTATCGAAATGTGTTTGGGGTGGCATCGGCAAAAGGAAAGACATCTAAAGGGCAAGAAGTTACTATAACTGAAGAGCCTGTACTCTACAGAGTTAGAGGTGTTAACTTTCTTCCTATAGGTGACCAATTAAAAAGTCTATCTAAAAGAAATAAAATTATGTATAATACTGTTTTGGATTTTAATGGAACAGAAAAACATACTAAAGGTAGTGTCACTTACTTTACGGCAAAGATTAGAGATGCCAATAAAGATGTCAAGTTTTCTGATGTAGACAAGACTAATCTAAAAAACTTTTTAGACTATGTAAAACAAGAAAACGATTATGTTAAATCGGAACATGATAAAGCAAAGAAAAATCAAGTAACTGCAGAAGATGTTCTTGATAATGAAATCATGAAGGAAATGACTGCTTGACTTTCTTAGAAGAAGTAAAATCATTTTTAGCACAGGCTCAACGAGAGCCTGTCGCTATACCTAAACCTATTATAGAAAAGTTTAAAGAAGAATGTGAACAAGCAGTAAGAAAACAATTTACAGACAAAAGAGAAACAGATTTTAGAATACGAATGTCTAATGTTGGTAAACCCTTATGCCAATTACAAATGGATAAAAAGTATTCTGGCGATAATAAGATAGTATCTTATGAAAATTATAATTTTAAGTTAAGAAATTTATTTGGTGATATAATAGAAGCTATTGCTGTTATGTTACTGAGAACAGTTAAAGCAAAGATTCAAGGAGTTCAAGGTAAGGTTAGTTTGAACACAGAGTTCTTTGATATAAAAGGAACGTATGATATAATTATAGATGATAAAGTCTATGATATAAAATCCGCTTCACCTTTTGCTTTTGAAAAAAAATTCGGGGAAAGTGGGGGTGGCTTCCACAAAATTGCTGAAGACGATGTCTTCGGGTATCTCTCCCAAGGATATCTATATTCGGAAGCCACAAATAAACCTTTTGGTGGGTGGATTGTAATTAATAAATCTACAGGAGAAATATTAGTTAGTGAACCTCCTGAAGATGATTCAGAGTATAGGAAAAAAGCACTAGAAAAAGTGCATAATAATGTAAAAGCATTAATGGAAGATGCTCCTTTTAAAAGAGAATATGAATTACAAGAAGAGTCTTTCTATCAAAAGAAGACGGGTAATAAAGTTTTGGGTACTGTCTGTTCTTTCTGTCAATACAAACATAAATGTTGGGGTGATAATATTGAGTACTTGCCCCAACAGCAATCTAAAGCAAAAAGTCCTAAATATTATTGGTATGCAGAATTAAACAGTCCGAAGGAGATAGTACATGGTTAAAGATATAACACTAGATAGTGATGGGGTAGTGATAGTTGTCAAACCTTATGGAGAAAATGGTAAGTTTATTTGTGGTCTAGATAAAAATTATAAACAAGACACAGAAGAAAAAAAAGTATGCTATGCGGTAGCCTTAGGTCTATGTCAAATAGCAATGGATGACCCTGATATGGTATATGATATTGGTTTAAGTGTATCTCAAATAAATGAAATGGAAAATGGAAAAGACAATCTTATAAATCTAGAAGATTGGAGGAAAAAATTAAATTGAAACATAACGCAGATTTTAAGTATGATTTAGAGTGGGGTAAACAAGGGGAGACTGTTGTTGCTGAAATACAACAAGGAGAAAAGACTGAGGTAAAGTCTGAAAGAGATAAGTGGATTAAGACAGGTAATCACTATTGTGAATACCAAAGTAGGGGAAAAGAAAGTGGGATTAAAAAAACACAAGCAGAATGGTGGACAATTAATTTCTACAGTGGCGATAGATTTTGTTTTAACATAACATTAAAGACAAAAGATTTGAGAAGTATTATCAATAAGAATAACTTTAATAAAGTTCCTGGTGGGGATAACAATACTTCATGGGGATATTTAGTTCCTATTATAAAACTAATTGATTTTAATAACTATGGTATTTCTGAATGAGAATACTGAAAGACCCCTTTACAGGTGATTTACTTTTATCTTTAGATTCATTTGAATCAAAGCAAGTAAAGGATAAAGGTTATGTAAAGATATCTACTAAAACAAATTTCTTTGGATACTTAAAAGTTTTGCATGACGATTTGTCTGCTATTATTACTGAAGAATTAAGAACTATACAACTACAAAAGGAGAAACAAAAAGATGCAAAAATACGAGATAAGTCAAAAACTAATACAATCAATAGTTAATTTTTTATCCACACTTCCGTGGAATCAAGTCAATCAAATATTAGGAGCTATTGCCACAGAGGTAAACGAAAATGAAAATTCAAAGAAAGAATCTGATAAGAAGAAAATATGATTTACTTATTGACGTTGGAAGATTTAATGTTGGAATCAACAGAGAATTTGAATTAGTGCTTGATTATAATACAGTCAATCACAAAAAATTGTATGAGACATTAAAAGAAAAATATCCTAAGTATCAGCACACTAATATAATAGTGGCCCTTACTCAAGAAACTAAATTTATGTTTGATGACTTAGCAGAAGATGTTACTAAGTTTGTTAATAGTTTAAATTAATTTTTAATTAAACCTGCTCTTCTAGCAAATATCTCAGACCTAGTTACAGGCAGTTTTTCTTTTTCTATTTGTGGAGTTTCCACAATAGGATTTGTTTCTTCTTGCCTTTCTCTTTCAGCCAATTCGAATAATTGTAATTCAGCTTGTCTTCTATTAACTAAACCATCTAAAATTGTTCCACCTTTTTTATCTTTTACAAAACCTATTTTAGAATCAAAAGCTTCTTTTTTAAATCTTTCTATGTCACCTACCGCTAGACCTTCTTTATAAGCTTTACTTTTTAAGAAACCTGTTTGTCCTATATTATAAACAAGAGAAGTTAAAGATGCTTTTTGATTATCATCTAGATTTAATCTTTTACCTTTAGAGTCAGTTAGTTTATTAACAAAGTCTATATCCTTTTGTATTCTTTCTTTAAATTGTAATTCCATTTCAGGAACTGTTTTAGCAGGTATAACTCCTCCCATATTATTAGCAGTCCTAACTTCTAATCCAAAGCCATAGGTTCTATTTCCTGAAGGGTCTACATATTCTCCTAGTAAAGGTATTAGTGGTGTATTTGCATTTGGTTTATACATACTATTTTCATCATATCTTTTAAAAGATAAAATAGCATCATATAATGCTTGATTTTCTTGTTTAGCTATAAAGGTAAATGCTTTATCTAATACTGTTCCTAAATCTTTTATTCTTTGTTCACTCATTATTTCTTCACTAAACTTCCACCGAAGTAAAGTCCCACTATTGATGACATAAGGTGAGTATCTAAAGGAGTAATTACTACACCTGCAAATGCTCTGTCCATTAGTATTTCTTTCTTCTCTATTAGAAACAAAAAACCGGGCTTGAACTCTGTCCATGTTAATATGACAGGGATATCTAAAAGCACAGGAACTATCTTAGGCCATGCAATAACAAAGAAGACAGCCGTTAAAGCTATGATTCTTCTTGTCCATTGAAAGCCTTTGTTCTCATATGTTCTTGCTTTATCTACAAAAGACATTTGAGTTTCTGCTCTTGCTAATAACATTTTTTGTTCTTCTTGTTTTGCTTTAATACTCTGGCCCCATATGGACATTACTCCACCTAGTAAGCTAGAGCCTAGCATTGTAATCATTTCTACCGGTAATCCACCTAACATTATTTTTCCTCCTTAATCATAATCCTTATCGGGTATAGTTGCTTTATCACCTCTACCCATAAACTTTGTCATATCAAAATCAAATGTCATAGAGTAAGGGTCTATTCCATCAAATCTTCCAACAAATTTATTTGTTAACTTATTTATTTTAGCTAATATTTTTCCTACTTGTCTGTCATAATCAGCCATAGTAATTTGATTACTAGCTACTCTATTTTTTAATTGATTGAGTTTACTTTTTTGCACCCTCACTTGTCTTTCATACTCTAGTCTTTGACTTGCACCTAAAGTTCTAATACTTTTATTACTAACTTTAAATCCAAAAGAAGTAAGTAAAGCTTCTAGTTCCGTTTGTGGCTCTCTAAATTTAGAGACATCACCTTTTAATGCTCTTTCTAATCTTTTTGTAGAATAAGAACCCGGAATAAAAGGGAAGTTTGGTATAAGCTTTTTACTAAAACTACCTAAAGCTTTTGTTGTTTCTTCAAGTGCAGTTCCTCCGCCTCTACCAAATTCTTTTTGTTTTCTAAATATATCATAACCTATCATTGAAAATAAAAAATCACCACCAATACCAAAAGAAGGTTGTAATGGTTCTGGTAAAATAGGTACAACATTGTCCCCTTCAAAGCTTAGTATATCACCACCCGGATAAAATCTACTAATGTTCAGATATTTAGATACCCCATCCTTTGATTTAATAGGTAATCTAATTACTTTTTTAGGCATTAAAGGTAAATCTAAAATATTACCTGCTTCATAATCCGGTAGTAATGCTCTTTCTACTTTAGCATCTTCACCGCCATATAACTCTGACATTTTATTTAATCCATATCCTGCAGCTATATACTTAGCATATTTTGTAGGTCTTAGTATTGCTGATTCAGCCAGTAAAGGAACTAGTCTATAAGTAAAAGATAAAAAAGGTGTTGCTGTATTTCTTAAATGATTAATTAAAGGTGCGTCAATATCATAATCTATAAACTGTCTTCTTGCAAACATAGCAGCATCTTCTGCACTATCACCTATTTTCATTCTATGCATAAAAGCATTTAATCTAAACACATGGTCTTCTATTCTATACCAGTCTTCTAATTTACTTGTAATAGAATTGTTTCTAACTTTAGCATATATGTTTGAAGCAAAGCTAACAGCATTATCCCATTCATCTGCATTAGATTTTGATTTGTATATACCTGCTAGTTCACCTGTTTTAAAATTTTTGATTTCTTTATTAACAAAGTCTGCATCAAATACTCCATGTTTAATGGCTAGTAAAACTGATTCAGAACGATACCCGTCTTTACCATGGGTCCTTAATGCTCTAAGTGCTTTAGGTAAAGTCCTTAAAGGAACATCTGCTAAATCAGTTAAAACAATATTACCAAAAACATTATTGACATGCACTGTGGGATTCCATGCAGTCTTAGATACTTTCCATAAACTATTTAACTTTTTATAATTTTTATAAAAGGCACTAGAAGATTTTTCTTGATATCTTTTTGTACCCATGATATCTTTATAAACATCTTCGGGTACATACTTACCTGCCAATGCTCCATATCTTTTAGATACTGTACCTTCTATTTTATTATCAGGTATCTTTCTATATCTTTGTGGTAGTTTTAACATTTGTTGTGCTGTTCTTCCCTTTGCTTTTTCTGCAAATTGTGCAGCAACATCTGCATAGAATTGATATTTAGCTACAGTGTTAGCCATCAACATTCCTGTGTATTCCATAGAGATTGCGGCATCTTCTATTTCACCTTTAGCTAATCTTTGTTCTTTTGTTAGTTCCCAACGAATAGGAACAAATTCATCTCTACCTAATAATTCTTTTTCTATTACTTCGCCTCGTCTACCTATTCTTTCATCTGTAATTGTAGGCTTTTGTCTTTTAGTTACTTTATATAACTGTCCACCTATTTCTTCAAAGTCCCCTAATAATTCCCAACCTTTGTGGCCCGGTTCTACTATATCATTAACAGTTGGCTTTTGATTTTTATATGTTCTAAACCAATCCCCTACTGTAGTCTCATGTAGCGTACCTCTAGGTCTTAAATCATCGCCTATTTGTTTTAGTTGTAAAGGTTCATCACCTTTCTTATACAGTCTTCCTATGTATCTATTTTTATTTTTCTGAAAAGTTTCCT